GGCGGTGGTGGTGGTACTAACTACTCCAACCGAGGAGGTAATGGTGGTACTTCATCCTTTGGTAACTATTGTTCATCTGGTGGTGGACAGGGTGCTAACAGGAACCAACAACATGAAGGTGCTTTGGGTGGTAACCCCAACCAAGGATCTGTCAGAGTATATGGTGGTTCTTCACAGGGACACCGCAACCCACCAGGATTAGGTCATGGTGGTACTTCCTTCTGGGGTGGTTCTTCACCAACATCTCATAGACAGCAACAATGGGCACAAAGATACCGTGGTCATGCTGGTTGGGGTGCAGGTGCTTCATCCTGTAGGAACAGAGAGCGTGGCGGCGATGGTCGTCAGGGAATTGTAGTAGTTTACGAATTCGACTAAAATGAAAAAAGCACTAGTCCGTTGTGACGGTTTCATCACAGATTTAGTAGAACCAGGTGAAGAGTTCGAAGTCTACACTGGTCCTGGATCAAGTCTAAAATGGATTGACATCCCCGATGATGCCAACGATGAGTGGAAACTAGAATTAGGTGAATGGATACCTGATTTTGAGTTCCATAATCCTGCTACTGTAAGAGAGGTTGCTTATGGTGATCCTGGATTGCAATTAAGTATGCTATACTCAGATATAAAGGACGGAAAATTTGGTGATGCAGCAAAAAATGGTAAATTCTTTAAGCATATTGCAAATGTTAAAGCGACATGTGATCCTGTCGAGTACGAAGAGGTAGTAGAAGAAGATGAGAAGGGTGATCAAGTCACTGTTAAGAAGCAAGTACTTCCAGATGCACCATTCCCTCATGATGAAGCAATGCCTGCATGGTTGACTCCTACTGAGTTGGATGACGATACTCAAAGAGAATTTAAAATAGGTGTATACGACCCTGATTACAACAAGACTGACGCAAATTAATTAAATTATTTTTTCATTATGAAAATTCAGAATGTATTGATTGTAGGTGGTGGAACCTCTGGTTGGTTTACTGCTGCCTCTCTCCTTAAATTATGTCCTCATATTAATGTTTCTTTGATTGAGAGTGAAGATTATCCCGTCATAGGTGTTGGGGAGTCTACTCTTGGACAAATTAATGACTTTTTCCATCTCCTAGGACTCAATGATGATGAGTGGATGAGGGAAACAGGGTCAACCTATAAGGTAAATATTAGGTTTAACGATTTTTATAAAGAAGGAGAGACTTGGGACTACCCATTTGGTACATCTCACGAGAGAATGTATGAGATGCAACATGGGTGGATGTCATGGTTTGCTCTGAATTATCACAAACCAGAGAAGTTCCACCGAGGTACGTTTGCTACTACCTTTAATAGTGTGGGACATTTTGCTAAGTACAATAAATTAACTTGGCAGGACAGGGTATGGAACCCACAATCTGATAGTGCATACCATATGGATGCTATTAGAATGGGTCAATGGTTTAAGAAGAATAGATGTAAGAGTATAGTTGAGAAGGGTAACTATCATATAGGTACAGTTGTAGGTACAACCAAGGATGAACATGGTTTCATTAAAAGTGTTGTTACTGATGATGGTAGGCATTTCGAAGCAGATATGTTTGTAGACTGCACTGGGTTTAAGTCTCTATTATTAGAACAAGAACTAGGTGTACCATTCCATTCATTCCATGCTAATGATGGTGGTTGTCTATTGTCTGATAGAGCAATTGCTACTCACATGCCACATGCTGATGATGATGAGAGTCCTGATAGTTATAGAAAGAGAGAAGTAGTTAACACTACTAACTGTACTGCCATTGAGAATGGATGGACATGGGATGTTCCTCTATGGGATAGAGCAGGTGCAGGGTATGTACACTCTAGTGACTTTGCTACAGTAGAACAGGCAGAAGGTGAGTTATATAATTATCTTCTTAAGACAAGAGGTAAGAAGAGAGCAGATCAAGCAGAGTTTAAGACTATTCCATTCAGGAGTGGTAAGCATGAGAAATCATGGTATAAGAATGTATGTGCAGTTGGTCTATCTAATGTGTTTGTAGAACCATTAGAAGCAACTGGTCTCCTGTGTACTCATGAACAGATCCTTAGATTATGTACTGCATTATCATCACGTGGGGGTCTAATCACTAACTCAGAGAAACAGATGGTTAACCTAGTTTGTGATCTGGAGATCGAAGGGTTTAAGAACTTTGTTGCATCTCACTATGCATTCACTGCACGTGAGTCACCATACTGGAGAGCAGTGTCTGAAGATATTGATTACGACTTTACAACAGGATTTAGTGATAACCTCTTTGTTAGGTATGCTAGTGAGAAGTATGTTGCTAATGAAGTTATATATAATGGGCAGACGTTCGATGACCATAACGATGGTCCTCGTTATGTTGCTGCTGGTATGGGATTTAATCCAATATGTGAACACACATTGGAACTAAATAAGATACACAATCAAACCATGACTGACTTAACACCTGAGTCTATGGATGAGGATGAGAGAAGGATTGACGAATGGAATAAAGAGATGTATAATTATTGCATGAGTATTCCAACATCCTACGAGTTCCAGAAAAACACTATTTACAAGGAAGATTATGTCTGAAGAGAATCCAACACTACCTGAGATCACTGAACTACCTGAAGTAGATCAGACTGATACAGAATTACCTGAATCTATTGCTACAGTAGAGAGTGAGAAGGAAGCAATTAAATCGTTTGATGATCTCTGGATGAATCTTAGGTATCAACACAGAGAGAAGTTTAAGAAATATGCTGACATGCAGGCATCATTGAGTTCTATGTCATTTGATAGGCAAGAGACTCGTATTGACTTTACTGAACTTAATGAACTCAGAGATGAGATTGTTAAGTTGGAAGGTGGCATGGAGATTATGAACATCCAACGTAGATTGCTACGTGATGAGGATCCAGAACCATGGGTAGAATCAGAGATCAAGAAGGCAAAGATCAAGATCAACACAAACTCAAAACTCAGTAAGAATCAAGGAACGTATGAGAAGTATACTGAATGGGAAGGTACAGACAATCCTAAGATGAATAAGCATACATAGGTTATGTTAAATTTAGATTATGTGTTCCCTCAACCTATATGGTGGACGGATCTTGACATTGACTTAGAAAAATTACAAGAGATTGTCTACGACATTGCCAAGTCAATGCCTGGTAAAGACAGATCTAATAGGGGTGAACTGAACTATCAGTCCCCCGATTTCTATGCTGAGAAGGTAATAGAGGAGCAAGATGATGAGTTTGCACGTCTGCTTACTTTAATTAAAAAGAATGCTCAAGAGGCATTTGATAGTTATGAGGCACAGGTGACTCATCTTGAGTATGCTAATACCTGGATCAATATTAACAACAAGGGTGGTTACAATGAGACACATACACATCCAGGTGCATTGATGTCTGGTGCATTTTATGTTAAAGTACCAAAGGAAGGTGATTCAGGTAGTATATGCTTTCATAGGAACCCAATGGAAGCATATACTATACATTCATTGGGATTAGCAGAGGATATGAGTACAGCAGAGGAACTACATACCTTTGCTACATGGACATATCCACCTACAGAGAATAGGTTAGTACTATTTCCTTCATGGATGCCACATGGTGTAAGAGAGAATGAAACTCATGAAGATCGTATAAGTATTTCTTTTAATCTCATCCCCAATAGGGAACAACGTAATTTTACTGATATTATTAAGTCTCATGCCAATAGAGAAAATTGATAACGCATACTATGCCGATCATAATACAGGTGTAGATACAAATGGTGATAGGATCGATGTACATCGTAATTTCCATTCAGTTGACATGGAAACAGTTAATGTGTTTCCCACACCAATATGTACAGGGAAAATAGTCCCAACTGACACACAGTACCATGATGCAAATGTATTTTTGGATGGTCTATGGGATGAAGCAAAGCGTGGTGCATGGGCAGCAGAGACGGGACTATCAACGGGTGAGTTAGAGCATGGACAAGAATTATTTGAGAATCCTGTATTTGATTGGTTGACCATGCCTATGTTGACAGCAGTCAAGGACTATTGGATCAACGTGGTGAAATATCGTAAGGACTATCACATGTATATTGATAGCATGTGGTCAAACCTTCATGATGAAGGAGACATAACGGGTGAGCATTCACATGTTAACGGGTATTGTAAGTCACATGTGTCATGTGTTTATTACTTGAGCAAGGGGTCACAGGGTGGTGAGATTTGTTTTAAAAATCCATTAGAGTATATACATAGACTATGCCCACTTGATGCAGCATATGATTCAGTGGACAGACATGGTGGACCAATGTATGATTGGCACATGCTACAAGCAAAACAGTTTGAGTATATTATATTCCCATCATGGTTACCACATAAGACTAGACCTAATGGTCCTCATGAACGAATTGCTATCAGCATGAACTTCAGTGGATTTCCACTCGACCCAACTCACGGTGATTTTGGTCCTCTTGATGATTTAGAAGGAGAGCACTGCTCATGAAAAATTTAATGCTACCATTTCTCAACCCCAAGTCATTCTATACTGATGACACACCACGTATTTTTCGTGACTGTCTCAAGGATCCATCACAATATGTTACATGGAGTGATATTGAGAAATGTATGAACAACCCATGGCATTTTAGATGCTGTCTACTTTCCCCTGAAGGACGTAGGTTAGAACTCACTCAACGATTTGAGGTATGGTATGAGAATCAGTTCCCACTTAAAGAGGAATTATTCCGAGGTATTAATGAAGGACTGACATTTACTGTAGAACAGTATGGTCATTACAATCCAGCAGTAGATAATTTACTAGAAAATATAGAGGCAAGGTACGATTGTAACTGTGATGTACATATATTTGGCAATGCTAAACCTAATGGTGTGTCATTCGGTGCACATTGGGATATTCCTCCTAATTTAATTTGTCAGATAGAGGGTACAACACGTTGGCAGGTATTTAAAAATAGATGTTCTAGCATGATTAAGATGACAGACAATCCATACCTACCAGATAAGCATGATGAGGTGTTGGATGTGGCAATTGATGACACTCTTAATCCAGGTGATGTGCTATACATCCCATCAAGGATGTATCATAAACCACATCCAGGTGATAAGAGACTGAGTATGAGTATACCATTGTCATTCCCACGTGACACTGATAGTGATCGGAGACAGTATGCAATTACTTTCTAGTTATCCATTACCACAACCAGTAGTGGATCAATTGGATGAGATATGTACATCCACTACCTTCCCATGGTATTTTCTCAAGGACACTACATTCCTTGATGAACCATCCAAGTATAATAATCAGACAAGTTTCTCACATGTACTGATGATGGACTATGAGGTGGTGAGTCATGAGTATCCATACTTTGAGAGTGCACTTAAGATAATATCACAACAAGCAGAGCAACCATTTACTGACATATATCGTGCTAGGTTAGGACTATTGTACCCTGACGGTAAACCACACCATACACCACACGTAGATTTTGAGTTCCCACATACTACGGCACTATACTATGTGAATGATGGTGATGGTGACACTCATTTCTTTGAGAACAGCATGACTATCCAAAAGGCATCACCGTCTAAAGGTCGAATGGTAGTATTTGATGGACTGCGTAAGCATGCATCATCTAGTCCTACTAAGGGAGTGAGAATAGCAATGAATGTTAATTACAAACCCAGAGTTTCTTAATCCTGATATTTACAGGATAGATGACAGACCTAGGGTATGGCGTGGTGCTATATCATTAGGTATCGTCACGTGGCAAGATGCTGAAGATGCCTTAAATCAACCATGGAATCATATCGTCACTGTCATAGGTGATCATGGTAAACGCATGGAACTTGATACAGTAGAGGAACCATGGTGGTATAAAGGTATTAGTAAGAAGGAAGAACTCTTCCACCTTGCCAACTCTGGATATACTGTTAATATATGTCAGTACGGTCATGGCAACGCTCACATTGAGCACCTATTGGCAGAGGTAGAGCAGTCATTTGATGGATGCTGTGATTGTCATATCTTTATTACCAATGGTAAAGACAACAGACATCTATCATTCCCACCACATTGGGATCACCCATCCAATTTTATAATACAAATGGAAGGGCACACCCGTTGGCAGGTCTACAAGAACAGAGCATCATCATTGATATCACTATCAGATACTAATGCTCAAGTCGGTTCTGATGATTTGGAAATAGACATAGATACTGTACTTAATCCAGGTGATCTGCTATACTTTCCATCAAGGGCATATCATAATACTAGGCACACGCTTGGTAGTAGATTGTCATTGAGCATTCCAATTTGGTCACCCAAGAGATGCGAATGCAGTGATCGTACCCACTACAAACTAGACCGATCATGATTGTGATCAGGTTTTCTAAATAACTACAGTACCACGTCCCATGCAGATGAATTATGCGGAAGTAGGGTGTTTAACCTTACAAGAAGAACATAGAGAGGTTATTAAGAAGGCACTTTTCTATTTGCAGAAAGAGTGCTATACTAAGTATGGAAAAATTTCTGACGAGAAACGGAGATTAATTAGTGAAATTGCCACCGCCCTCCATCTCGAATCTAAGGATTGAGGATAACTTCTTAAAGAAGAAGGACCATGAAGAGTTGTTAGGGTTGTTGACATCATGGGAGTTCCCATGGTTCTATCAACAGACATTAACTCATGGTAATGATGATCTAGAAGCATTTGGATTTAACCATTGGTTAAGTGCTGAGGAACACCCTGCTTATGCGAACCTGGTCAAGATGATGGAATCTGCCCTCGATGCCTGTAGTTGTTTGCGTGTTCGTGCAGACATGACATTATATAATCCTAATGGTTATCAGCATGCATATCATGTAGACACTGAAGAGGATCACATGGTGTGTGTATACTATGTGAATGACAGTGATGGTGATACATTAATCAGACAGGATGAATTTCATGAGTTGTGGCGTGTACCACCTAGAGCGAACAGACTATTAATATTTGATGGTAAATACTATCACACAGGACACTCTCCTGCTAAATATAAGTCAAGGATTCTAATCAATGCTAACTTCACCTTATGAATAGTACATCCTATCACATATACAAGGACGGCGATGTCCTTGCTCACTCACTTGATGAAGAACAGGTTGAGAAACTTAAAGAACTACTACACATAGAACCTGAAGTAGTTCCAGTCTACGAACCAAATCACGACATCGAACCTAGTTACTAATTATTATGACTGACTCTAACATTTTATCTGCGAATATTGAGGATGCAATAGATCATGAAACCTATGGATTATTCATGACTCCAGTAACAAAATATGGTATGTCAGATTTCATTGATCCATGTTTAGAATGGTGTAAGAATCAGGATTTTGTTGATGTTGCTGAAAGACAAGTATTATGTCACAATGTACAACAAATAGGTGCAAAGAATCAGATACTCCAGGATGTCCCAGGGTTAAGGAAAGAACTATTAAGAGTAGCACAGAAACATAACGATTCAGGTTTAAACTATGCTACAGAATTTGAGGTATCTGATTGTTTCGTTGAGGTTGCACATGCAGGTGCTATCTATGCACCACATGAGCATGCTAATTGTTTATTCAGTGGTACGTTCTTAATCAACTACGAAGCAGAGAAACATAGTTATCTTAAGTTTAAACGTAACGTGATGAGTCAGATGTACCCTATCATGATGCTACCATTTAAGAACATGACTGCATTTAATCTGCAAGAGGCAACTGTACCTTATAAGAATGGTGATTGTATTATATACCCTGCTAATTTAACTCATGGGTATGAATCAAACATGACAGATAACAGGATATCATTAACATTTAATATTATCCCTGTATGACTGACATATTAGTGCCATTGTTCTCAACACCTCTGTATATTTCAGAGGATAGTGATACTATGCCTGATATTATGCCAGAGTTAGCATCATCAGGCATAGTAAGAGGTGGATGGGATAATACATTACCTAACTCATTTAGATCTATTGAGTTAGTCCATAGTAATGGTGGATCACAGTCAGTAGATAATAATATACTGGATAGATTTCCAGAACTGAAACAATGGGTAATGAAGCATGTAAATATATACTGCTTTGATATAATGGAGATAGATAGTGATACTCACACTGTCGATATTGTATGCTCTTGGTTAAATGTACATCCTCAATTTGCTCGTGCCCCCAGACACACTCATCGTAACTCTTGTTATTCTGGTGTATTTTATATCAAAACATTTGATGGTTGTGGTGAACTAATATTTGAGAGATCAGATCATCAAATATTATGTCCTACATATGCACATCAGAATGTATACAATAGTTCTTCATGGACGATAACACCTAAGAATGGAACTATGGTAATGTTTCCATCATCAGTTATGCATTATGTACAACCTAATGAGATAATAGATGAGAGAGTATCTATTGCATTTAATGTTATTGTACGAGGTGAATTTGGTAATCCAACTTCATTCTTAAAAATACAATGAGCACACCTATTTTTCTAGCGAACGCAGTAGCACTGGAGATTAGAAACATCATGAGATCATTAGAACCTGGAATGAGAGTCAGACTTGGAGATGATGAAGGTGTTATAAACTTCATTGGTGATGATTATATAACTATCACCACAAATAGGTGGAAAGATGATGGTTATAGGTCAGGATATAGAGAGACTAATTTATTAGTTTATGCAAAGGATTGGGATAACTTAGAGATAGAAGATGAGCATTTTTATAATCATCCTGATTATAAAGGTAAGATATGTGAACATCCTGGTAATGAATCATTACCTGAGGATATAACAGGGAAGAAACCAAATGTCACATAGTCACACACATACTGGTAAAAAGGTTGATACATCACAAGTAGAATTTGATAGGAGTGGTAGTGTTGATGAACATGGATTTAGTGTTAGACCACCAATTAGTGATAGAGAATGCATCTATAAAGCATTAGATAATGCTAGACAATTAGCAGGTATGGATAGAAAACAAGTAGCACGATTGTGTGAACAGTTTGAGACAATGAGTGATGATGTTGAGGAGATAGAGAGTGAGTACCCACCATTATGATTTTTTGGATAGGATTTACATTAATGTTCCTCAATGAGGGATTTGTAATGATGCGTCATGTATCACCATTCTTCTCTAGACTTAGAGATAAGGTGATTAATAAACTAGGTGATAAAGTGTGGTGGAGACTACATGGCACCTTAGATTGGTTATGGATAGCATTAGTAACTTGTGGACTAATAGCTAACTCTAGTAGAATACTACACATAGTAGTATTAATAACCTTCTGGACACTTGCATGGTTAATATTCTATCTACCAAGATGGATTAAGAGATGATTGAGAAATATATTATACTCTCATTATTATACCTTGAGTACATTACACAGAAACTATTATGTCTACCATACAAACTCTATATTAAGTTTGATTATTGGAATTTTAATAGGAAATTACCTAAATAAGTAGTAAGCAAATGGGTGCAGTCATGTCAGTTCAGAGTAAAGTTAAAGGTGTATTTGTTAAGGTAGTTGAGTTTGATAAGAAGATAATTAAGAAGTGTCAGGATAAGTGGGGATTGTCTGATTATCAGGTAGTTTGTATTAGTTTCCTTAAAGGATTTATTATTGGGGCAGTATTACTATGATACACTTTAATGAGAAAGATTTAGATCGTATGAAGAAAGCATGCGAGTATTATAAATCATTTGCACAACCTAATCACAGTATAGTAGAGGATTTTGAGAGGTTAATCCATAAGATCCATAACTATGAACATGACATAGAGTGTGATGACTGTGTACTGTGTGAATTGCATACATAGTGGTAACCAGTTGACAAACTGTCCACCATTTACCCCATTGAGTGTGTTTGTTGCTATACTATGTGAGTAGTCAACCAATTCTACATGACAGCATCAGTAGCAACACCTAAAACACGCTCTCGTAAAGCAACCAAAACAACTGCCAAGAGGAGTGTTATTAAAGTGACTGAAACACCAAAAACTGTTGCACCTGAACCACTGCTAAAGTGGGAAGACTATAAGAACGATGCAAAAATACGTTGGGAAATACATCAGTTTGAGACCAAAGAACTTTACAACGATTGTGTCTGGGTCTACAACGAGTCTGTTCCTTATGTAAAGAAAGCATACAAATACGTTCTTGAGTCATACAACAGAGTATTTAACCCAGTTAACTAACTGGCACACCCAACCCCCGAAAGGGGGTTTTTTAGTGTATTATTAAAGAGTGGAGACAGTCCACACATCATTTCATTATTAACAAAGTGAACACATTAAGACCACATCAGCAACGTGCTTTGGACGCAATGAGCACTGCCGATCTCGGTCAAATCATTGTGCCTACGGGTGGTGGCAAGACATATATTATGATCTCTCATGCAGCACAGTTAAAGAGAGGTTCTACTATCATTGTTGTTGCACCTCGTATATTATTAGCAAGACAATTGTGTGAGGATTTTAGTTCACAAATAGATGCTAAGATCTTTCATGCACATTCAGGTTACAGAGGTTATCAAGGTGGGACTAATCCTAACTGGATAGCAGAGTGGTGGGATACAAATAGAGATTATACTCGTATTATCTTTACTACCTATCATTCATTACATAGAGTAATGGAAGCACAAGTATATGCAGATGCAGTATATTGTGATGAAGCACATAACAGTTGTGCTAAATCATTCTATGCAAGTATATTTGAGTTAGCACGATTCTCTGATAAGAGATATTATTTTACTGCTACACCTCGTGTGTCTCGTAAACATTCTAGAGGCATGCATAATGAGTTAGTTTATGGTAGAATACTATGTAATGTAGAAGCACAGGAGTTAATCAATCAAGGGACAATCCTTCCCCCTACAATTGTACCATTTGAGACAGATGGACATTATAGTAAAGAGAAAGCACATGTACATCATGCTATTACAATAACATCTATACTAGATGAATTGGATGATGATAAGAGTGCTAAAGTATTGGTAAGTGTGCCTAAGTCACGTGTACTTAACGATATGTTATCTCGTACTATATTATTACATGAGTTAAAAGATAGAGGATATCATGTATTACATGTAACCTCTAAGTTTGGTGCATATGTTGATGGTAAGAAGGTATCACGTGCAGTATTCATGAACACATTAAAAGAATGGGGTTGTGATGATTCTATTCGTTTTGTGTGCTTCCATTATAGTATACTAAGCGAGGGTATTAATGTTCCTGGATTAACTCATACTATATTATTACGTTATCTAAATGTAGTTGAGATGGCACAGACTGTTGGTCGTGTTATACGTCTACATATAGAAGACCGTGAAAAGATTAACAACGGACAACTAAAACCTTGTGAGTATGCATTATATAAGAAACCTACTGGTTATGTAACAGTACCAGTACATCCTAAGTATGGTGCACATGTAGTCAAGAGATTACAGAAGGTTGTTAATAGTATATTCATCGAAGGTGTTCCCCCTATTTCATTAATAACATAATGGGTCAAATACAAAATCTATTCCCTAAATTCTATTATCATGGTCATGTTGAGAGACATGATGAGTTAAAGCGGGTGTTACTCAGTGAGAGTACATCTGCTAAACTCACTCAACCTAAAGAATGGAATTGCAGCGTTAAATCATCATTTGAGACTGACACTAATAAAGAAGATTTCAGTTGGGATTTATTCTTTGAGTGTATCAAAGATAATGTATTAGAGATGCATAACCAATTACATGGTCAAGTGTTTAGTGAGGTATGGTTATCTGAAGCATGGATAAATGTATACTCTAAGGGTGATAGTCAAGAAGTACATACACATGTAGGTGGTTCTGATAGTACATTTGGTTGTGCATATTTTCTACAATATGATAAAGAAAAGGATGCACAGTTTGTATTCTATGATCCTAATCAAGAGAAACATTTAGGTAACTATAGTAAACACTATCCTGTAGAGAATACGTGGTTTCCTGATGTTAGTGAGGGTGATATTATTATATTCCCTGCATACCTACATCATCAAGTAGAACCACAAAGAAGTGATACAAAACGTATCACAGTTGCTGCAAATTTAGGTATTAAAAAGAGGTTAGCATTGTGATAGAAACTATTGATGATTATTTCCCTAATTGGATGGTGCAAGATGTAGCAGAGTGGTTGACTGATTTTTGTCCACTCTATTATAATAATGCACCATATGGTGATTATAATAAGTCACGATTCTTAGGTAACACAGTTATACGTGACAATGAATTTACTGACACATCACCATGGTATTGGTTCTTTGCTTATATAAATGAATGTGTTATCAAAGACATTGCTACACGTCCACCATGCTCTCATATTCATAGACTGTTAGTCAATGGTCAAACACCAGACATGCAGAGTGAATTTCATACAGATCATGACATACCAGCAACTTCTATAGTATATCATGCATATGGAGAAGATGGTGATACTGAGTTTGCTAATGGTAAAATTATACCATTTAAACAAGGACGTATGATAGTATTTGATAGTAGTCTGCACCATAGAGGCAACCCACCTTCTAAGGGTATGCGGTTGTCTCTTGCCATCATAGCACCTCATAAGGGTGTACACATCAACACCGAATCAACGGATCCCTGGTAACCATGAACCACAGAATAGAAGTTAACAGTCAAGAATGCTTTGCAGTTGTTAGAGCAAAGAATCTAACAGAGGAACTGATCTCATTGTCCCCAAAACTCCCAAGACAAAGTTATGTTACAAAACTGCTCAAGAACCTATATTCTGAACTAGAATATCAACATGAGTTACTCAAGAATCCATCACTCAAAGAATTGAGCAAATCCAATGATTCTTGGTTAGACTGACTCTAAACAACCCTATTCTCGGAGGAGAATCAATGACAACTAAAAGAGGTGCTGGCAGTACTGCCGACCATTACATCCAAGACACTGCTGAGATATACTTAGCAGCACGATTACAAGAGGAAGCAGAAAAGAATGAAGTTGCAATTAGTCACTGTTCAGCAGCACAAGAAGGACAATGGACAGAGTATGCCACATCAAGAAATGTGCTCTCTAAGTTCCTTGGATCCAAGTATAAGACAAATGTTGATAAAACAGTTAGTGGAATTACACTTGATCTTATCAAGAAGTATCCTGGACGCAAGTTTTACTTTACATGCGTAGATGCTGAGTATAGAAATAAGAATCTAAAAGGTGATTTACTCATTACATTTGATAATTGTGAGCAAATATCTATCTCAGTTAAGAACTATAAGAATGGATATGATAGTTTACAAGTATGCTCAGGCACATTTAATTCTACTCTAGTTAACTTCTTATTTGATAATACTGATTGTACACCAGGTACATATATTGGTACAGATAATAAGAAGTTTAAAGGAAGTAAGAGATCAGTTAGAGATAGATATGTCAAAGAGATTGCACCACAGTTATTACCTTTCTTTTGGGAGTTAGATAACATTAATGATGACATTCGTTCATTCTACATTAATAGTGTAGAGGCAGAACATTGGGATAATGTATCATCTAAGTGGAAGGAAGATTGCACATCTATTGGTAAATCAGTAGCACAAACTGTGTGTGATGCGTTATCACTAATTGACAACAAATTAGTGCTTAAAAGGTTACAGAAACAGACAGGGATTGTAGGTGATGAGCATCTATTATGCATTGGAAAAGGTGAGTATTTGTTATCACTAACCAATGAGAAATATGAGACACTTAAGACTAGATTAGCACATGCAAATCATGTTGACATTCGTGTTAGTGGACAATCACTTTTCTATGATATATGTGATTTAGATGGTATAATATTAACCATAAATCAACCATGTACTCTACAAAAGAATGGTGCTTGGCATGCACTTAATGAGGACAAGTTTGATGGACTAAGAGAGAAGAATGATAAGGGCA